GCAGAACTTTATGGTTTTGGTGACTATGCAGGTGGTGCAAAGATTCTACAAAAATTAAGGGGTATGTCAGGTGACAATACACCTATACCAGTTGCTACTTCACCTGACCCTAAAATGTCACAGGAAGAATTTAAACGCTATGCACAAAGCAAAATGAATGACCCTAGGTATGGTAATGATATGAAATATACCAATGATGTGCAGAAAGAATTTGAAGACTATTATGGCAACAAAGCTGCTGTTGGTTAAAAATTGTTTTACAAGTTGCAGTTTGTAATGTATTTTAAAGGGGATTAATAACTCTCTTTTTTTGGGAGCTAATCTGGCGTGTAGAAATACACCGTTTGCACAAACGTTATTGTGAAGTGCAGGCTGGATTATTCCAATAACCTGATGGCGATTAACTTAACTGTCAAATTAGGGAGTTTATCTTATGACAACAACCGCAAATCTAAGCCCAGCGTTTGTTCAGCTTTTTGATAGCGAAGTGCATCAAGCCTACCAAGGGAATGCCGTGCTACAAAATGTCTGTAGAATGCGTACGGGTGTTGTAGGGAATACAGTCAATTTTCCAAAGATTGGAAAAGGACAGGCAACCCTGCGAAATCCTGGTACAGACGTGGTGCCGCTTAATACAGCGTTCACATCTGTGTCAGTTAGTATGTCTGATTTTGTCGCATCAGAGTATAGTGACATCTTTTTGCAGACTAAAATTAACTTCGACGAGCGTAGAGAATTGGCAACTGTAGTGGGGTCAGCGATTGGTCGCAGGCAAGACCAGATAATCATTGACGCTATCAATGCAGCCACAGCTGGTTCTACCGTGGCAAAAACTGTGGTGACCACAGGAAATGCGGCGGCTAGTAATCTTAATGTAGGAAAAATTCTTGCAGCTAAGAAAGCTCTAGATGCTAAAAATGTACCACCAACAGATAGATTTTTTGTCACACATGCGAATAATATCGCAGGTCTTCTATCAGACGAAAGAGCTATTAGTGGTGACTACCAAAATGTCCGTGCTCTCGTAAATGGGGAAATCAACTCTGTTCTCGGGTTCACCTTTATTTCTATAGGTGACCGCGACGAAGGAGGCTTACCATTGGCTACGAATGACCGTACCTGTTTTGCTTTTCATAAGTCAGCAGTAGGTTGTGCAGTGGCTATGGCCCCAAGCACTGAAATTAACTATGTGCCAGAAAAGACGAGTTTTCTGGTAACAGCGAAACTTTCAATGGCGGCAACTGCAATCGATACAGATGGCATTGTTGATGTTGTTTGTGACGAAAGCTAGAAGGAGTATTTAATATGGCGTTTTCTATGGATGGCTGGAATCCGATTGGTGGACAGTCTAAAAAAGGCACAGCTCCACAAATGTTTGCGTACACTACAACTGATACGCAGGCAACTGTTCGAGCTTCAGGCTACTTCAATGATGTAGCTGCTACTATTGCTGTAGGTGACATTCTTTTTGTGAATGGGTCTACAGGAGGAACCATGACACAATCTATACACACAGTCGTTTCGAATACAGGTACTGTGGTTGATGTGTCAGATGGCACAACTATTAGTCAAACAGATTCTGACTAATGGTTTAAAAGTGGTGTGGGGGGTATATGTTGTGGTAATTAAAACCCCCCACCCTACTAGAAAGAAGGTTATATGGCACAAGGTGACACTGATGTAACAATTTGTAACAAAGCTTTATTACTTCTAGGTAGTGATGGCTTTACATCAATGAATGATGGAACACTACAAGCTAATGCATGTAGTCAAATGTATGAAGAAATTAAGATGCTGACCTTTGGTTTATACCCTTGGTCATTTACTTTAGCAAAAGTACAGCTAGTACGGGATTCTGCTACCCCACAAAATGAATGGACTTATCAATATCGTATGCCTAATGATATGATAAATAATGTTCCACGTGCAGTAAGAACAACATCATCACCAGGTGGGCCACTAATTACAAGTTTTGAATTAGGGCAATCAACAGGTGGCTATCAAGTTCTAATGACAGAAGCTACCGAAATACATATAGATTATCAAAAAGCAATTAGTGAAGGTGCTATGCCAAAGTATTTTGTGCAGCTATTAGTTTACCAAGTTGCCTGGCATTTAGCAGAAGTTATTACAGACCAAGTTACCAAGTCACAATATTGGCGACAAGTTGCTATAGGTATGGATTCTGAAAGTGGTCGTGGCGGCTACCTAAGACAAGCTATGAATATAGATGCATCAGGACAAAACAATTCTATTATAGGGCAGTATATGCTTACTGATGTTAGGTCGTGAGCTCAGTCAAAAGGTATCAAGCTAGTTTTACTGTTGGTGAAATTGACCCCTTAATTAGGGGTAGAATTGATATACAACAATATTATGCAGGTGCATCTAGGGCCAAGAATGTTTTGTTTGAACCACAAGGTGGCTTTAGTAGAAGACCAGGATTAAAATTTATACAAGACATTACAAGCTTTGGTGCAGCTAATGGTACTGTTCTAATACCTTTTGAGTTTAGCACAACACAAACCTTTATGATAGCTGCTATAGGTTTTAATACACAAACCACAATTAGATTTGTGTTTTATCAAAACCAACAAGTTATTGATAATATAAACAATGGCGGTGTGCCTTACTTAGATTTTAATGTGGGCGCACTAACAGGTGTAACTAACTTTGATATTACTAAATTAAATTTTGCACAATCTGCAGATACATTGCTTTTAGTACACGAAAACTTTAACCCTATACAATTAAAAAGGGGTATAGCAGATAACATATGGTCTGCTAGTTTTATACAGCTAACACCACCTAAACATCAATTTACAAAGTCTAACACACAAGGCACAACAACCATAACACCTAGTGGAACAGATGATACTATCACCCTTACAGCTGGTGCTAGTTTCTTTACCCAGGCAATGGTAGACCAATTTATAGATGTTAATAATGGTTTTGGTAGAGCTAGGATTGTTAAGTTTACAAGTGCTACAAAAGTAGATGCACAAGCAGAAGTGCCTTTTTTTAGCACAGATGCTATTGCTGCAGGTGATTGGACATTAGAAGAAGGGTTTGAAGATGCCTGGTCAAACACAAGGGGTTGGCCCAGAACAGTAACATTCCACGAAGGACGATTATACTTTGGCGGCAGCTATGCTTTACCATCTACATTATTTGCATCTAAGGTTGCAGATATATTTAATTTTAAACCAGCAGAAGGTTTGGATGATGATGCGATAAAAGTTACCTTACAAACCGATAGTTTAAACGCAATCACAGGTATGCGTAGTGGTAGAGACCTTCAGGTCTTCACAACTGGAGCTGAGTTTTTTCTACCTCAGACTGACTTAGAACCAATCACACCAAATAACATTGTTCTAAAATCTGCAACAAAACGTGGGTCAAAGGAAGGTATAAGACCTACAGCGGCGGAAACAGGCACATTATTTATACAAAGACAAGGTAAGACACTTAGGGAAATGTTGTTTAGTGATGTAGAACTTTCCTATGTTTCTAACAATATTTCTTTGCTTTCATCACATATGATAGTTGACCCTATAAGAATGTCACTTAGACCTGCAACAGACACAACAGAAGGTGACTTGTTGTTGATTGTTAATGGTGAAAGCTCAACTGGTTACCGTTCTGCATCTACTGGATTCACAGGTGGTATAGCTGCTTTTATGTTAAACAAACAACAAAATGTTGTAGCACCAAGTTTTTTACAAACAGATGGTTCTTTTACAGATGTGGCAGTGGATTTAGATACCATTTATGTAACAGTCAAAAGAACTATAAATGGTCAAGTAAAATACTATGTAGAAGTATTTGATGATGACTTCACAACCGATTCTGCTGTGCAAACCCTATCTGGTTTTAGTGGAACAACAATAGGTGGTCATTCACATATAGAAGGTAAAACTGCAGCTGTTATAAGGGATAATATAGTTGATGCTAGTTCTGTTGTATCTAGTGGTAATATAACCACTGCAGACACACCAACAAGCTTTGTAGAAGCAGGCTTAGACTATGAAGTTGTAGTAGAAACAATGCCTGTAGAATTGCAATTACCTGGTGTTCCTAGTGTTCAAGCACAAAAGAAAAGAATAGTTGATGTGAATCCTATTTTATATAGGTCACAAAACCTTGCTATAAATGGAACAGAAGTCAACCTCACCACACTTCCTATACCAGGTAGTGGCGGTGTTTCTACATTTACAGGAACTAAAAGACAAAAAGGAATATTAGGATATTCCACAGATGCAATAATATCAATCACACAAACACAACCAGTCTTCTTAACATTACTTTCACTAGACTATAGTGTTTCAACAGGGGGTTCATAATGGGCGGTCCAGCACTAGCAGCAGTAGCCGTAGTTGGTTCAGTAGTAAAAGGCATAGGTCAAATCAATGAAGGTAAGGCTAGAAGAAATCTTTATTATGCCAAAGCAGAAGAAGCAAAGATTCAAGGCAGACGTGAAGCAGTAGAATACAAGGAACAAGGTGTTGAAGTATTAAGGGAAAGAAACCGATTGATGGCTAGTGCAATGGCTAAAGGTGGTGCGGGCGGGTATAACTTTGCAGAAGCGGGAAGCCCCGTAGATGTAATACAAAAAGGTATTAGGTATGATTCTACCAAAGACTTTACTGTTGCCCGTGACAACGCAACTATCGCCTTGCAAATGGCTAACTACCAGGCAGAAAACTATAGACGTGCAGGTAAAGCGGCTGAAAGAGCTGGTAAGGTTGCTGCACTAGGTAGTGTATTTGAAGGTGTTGTTAGTGCTGGTTCTGTATATGGAACAGCAGGTTTTACAAGTGATAGGCGTCTAAAAGAAGATATTGTTAAAGTAGGTGTAGATACACGCACTAATTTAAATCTATATGAATTTAGTTATCTAGGTAACCCAAGTCGTTATGTAGGTGTAATGGCAGATGAAGTAGAAGTCTTCTATCCTAATGCTGTGTTCTATGGCAAACATTTCTACAAAGCAGTGAACTATGAAATGCTAGGTATTGATTTTAGGAAAGTTGCTTAATATGGCACAACGTATAGAAACATATCAAAGAAGACTTAGGGGTATAAGAATACCTAGAATTGATTTTGCAGAACAGCAAGAACAAGCTGCAGGCTATAGACAGCTACAAGTAGCTATGGACAAAATGACTACCTTTGCGATTAATGCTGCAAACAATATTGCCAAGGTTGAAGGTGTAGAATATGGGATGGAAAATGCACCTAATATGCAGCAGCTAGAAGATGCATACAATTTACCTAAAGGAACTAAAGAAGAAAAAGAAATAAGAAGTAAAGCTATAAAACAAGCTACTTCTGAAATGGGAAAAGAACTTGCTGGTATAGGCGATAGTTTTTCTACCTTTGGCACAAAAGCTAAAAACGCTGCCTTAGACCAAACATACTTAGATTTAACTACACTTGCAAAAAAGAAAATATTAGAAATAAAAGCTCGTGCAGATAAGAATCCTATGCTGCCACAGAACCAACCTGATGTAATTAAAACAGAATTAGAAAATATTGTTAGTGGTTTTGCAGGTGTGTTTGATGATGAAGATGGTGCATATGCAAGAAAGTTCCGTGCAGAAATGGGTTTGCATACCTATAGTGAACTACACAGCATCACTGTAAAACATAATGCAGAATTTTTAGAAATGCAAAAGGCAGCCTTTGCTAGTTCCTGGGATGCAGACAAAGAGCTTGCAGAAACTTTTTTCACTATGGGTAACCCTTATAAAATTGTAGATGGAAAATTGGTTCTTGGCACAGAAGATGAACGTGAACAAAACAAAAAAGACAACCCAACAACAAAAAAAATAACAGACACACTTATTGCAAACAAAAAAGCATTAGCAATAAATTATCGTATGAGTGAATCATACATTAGTAAAATGGATGATGAATGGAAAGAAGCGATACTTACAGGTGCAAAGGGTGTAATTATTAAAAACATATTATCATCATCATCTACAGCCCAAGGACAGGCAGTACAAAGAAATGCCATTAGCACTGCTATAACTGAAGTTCTAAAAGGTACATACACAAAAGAAAATTCTGCCTTTAGTAAAATGTCTAGGGAAGTACAGAATGTACTTTTGTATTATAGAAAAGACGGCACAAGGTTGGAAGAAGTTAGAAATTTTATGGTTGATAGTGTTATCAAAAGTGGCACTGCAGAAACCAATGCTATGAATGTATATACAAAGGCTAAGACTAATGTAGTTGAAGTAAACTCTGCAGCAATCATAGACACAATTCTTGATAAAGAAATGGATTCTACAGTTAAAACTTCAAAGATTAGAAGCCTTATAACTGAAATATATAAGGTTGATAGGGAAGCAGGTGCTAAAGCACTACAAGAAATGGAAGATATTGTAGGCCCTACATTTGACCTGCAAGGTGATGAAACATTTGAAAACATAAAATTAGAAAGTGATGGCGCAACAAAATCATTGTTGGATGCAGATTTAATAAATGAACCAGGTTTTGTAACAACAACTTATAGTAAGCTGCTTGGTTATTTTAAAGATGGAAAACTTACCTACAAGGATTTGCAATTTTATTATGAAAAGCTACGGGCAAAAGGTGATAAGGAATCACAAGAAATATTAACAGCTGTAAGAGCTACATTAAAAATGCCTGCGAATCTACTTATTAATGCACAATCTGTTTCTAGGGCAAATCTTCAAACCTATGGGCGTATTGAATCTGCTTTGATTACAGCTAAAAAAAGACAAGATTTTAGTGCAGAAAAATTTAAGAATGACGTTGTAGACAAGATTCTAAAAGAAGCTTCTGTAGATGCATTGGACAAGTTAGCCAATAGATTAACAAACCAAGGCTTTGCTAATTTTGAAATGTTTAAAAGAACAGTACAAACAGAAATCAATGCAACATCTACAAGTCAAGAAAGAAAAAAATTTCTTAGGGAAATGATGGCAGAACTTATAGCCATACAAAGTGATGCTGCCCAGAAGACTAAGTTTAATAATATTTTACCTAACTTTTTTGAGTGATATATGAGTGATACATTTTTAAACATACTAGAAAATACACAGCTTAATAGGTCTGTAGGTAAATCATTTGCGTACACAGACCCAGTAGACGGCAAAGTAAAAGAAACACCTGGTGAAATGCCATTGCCTTTTGACAAAGGTTATCCTGCAGGAATAGAACCTGGCAGTGAAGCTGCTATGGAATATGATATTTATAGAAGTAACTTTACAAAGATTCCTGATTTTTCTTTATCAGATGATTACATAGCTGCACGTAGGAAAGATAGACAAGGCACAGAACTTACAGACCCAATCTGGTTAGCTGCAAGTAATCAACTTTATAGACATTTCTACAACCAAGGTGGTGTTGTAGCTGCAGGTATGGATGACCCTAGCACACTTACAGCACGTGAAATGGGTGAGTGGGGTGCAGAGTTTATGTTAAGGTTTAATTACAACCTTCCTTATATGGTTTTCAATGCAACAGCAGGTCTTGATATGCCACCTAGTGTTGCGTCTTCTATGTATTATCTAATGGAAACAGCAGACCGTGAAGGTATTAGTGGTCTTAATTTTGCTAAAGGTTTTGGTTATGCAATGCTTGACCCTACTTCTTGGGTGGGTGCAGCTACATTTGGCATTGGTATAGCAGGTAAAATGGCTGGTAAGAAAGCCACCAAAGCAGGTTTTAAGGCTATGCTTAAAAGTATTATCCTTGCACCTACAAGCAAACCTGCAATGTTTGAAGGTGGTTTAGCTGCCGTGCATTCGGCTACAGCTAACTACATAGAACAAGATGTTAGAGTTGATGCAGACAAACAAGAAAAAATTAGTGTGCCTGAGTTAGGTGCAAGTGCAGCAGTAGGTGCTATAGCAGGTGAAGAATTTGTAAGGATGGGCTCACCATTTGGTGCAAAGGTTATAGAAAAAGGTAAAGAAGTTTTTAAAGATGTTAAAGATAAGGTAACAGCTACAATTGGTGAAGAAGATGGTAATGTAAAAGTAGAAGCTGTTCTTGATGAAGAAGAAGAAGTAGTCAAAGGCACAGATACAACAAGTGAAACTAAACAAGACACAGGCCCTAAAATTGACCAAGATAAAAGTGTAGGTGCTGCAGGTATAAATGAAAACATATTACTAACAGAACTAAATAAAGATGGATTCTATAGTCAACTATTAGCAAAAGCTAAAGACCTTAGCCCACGACTTAATACAGGTAATATTAAAGGGCAGCTTCTTAATATGGGTGTTAAAGAAGATGAAATAAGGTGGGTTGGTGTTAATGATTTTATTGATGAATTAAAAGCTAAGAATAATGGTCAAGATGTATCTTTTGATAAAAAAGATTTAGTTGATTACATAAGGGAAAACCAGGTTCAAATCACTACAAGAAAAGCTGGCGCTATAGTTGAAGGTGGTGAAGTTACTGCTACAAATACTACCTTAGATGCTGAAATACATGAGCTTGATTATTATGACAACTTAGCATTTGAACAATATATGTCAGACAATGTAGGCAAACCAGGTGCTAACATTGAAATGTCTAATTTCATAGACAGTTACATAGATGACATACCTGAGGTTAAAGGAAAGTTTGAAGCGTGGATGAATCGCAACCTAGCGTATGTTTCAAGAAAAGCAGAACAAAGTGGTAGTGACAGACAGCCAGAAGAAGTCTTTTTAGACCAATTTGAAGAAACTGGTAAGGAAGATATGCTAGAAGCTCAAAAAAGTATCTATGGTGAAATAAACTACCAAGACAGACCTGAAGGTTACAATGAAGTGTTAACACAATTTCTAATGGATTCAGGTGAAGTTGAGTATAAAAACTTTAAAAATTACATCATTGGCTTTGGCGCACAAAACTCAGATGAACCAAATGTATTTGCTATGGATTTAGTAATGGATGGTGTGTCTGATGAACCAAGGCAATATGATGAAATGAGTGGTTACTACATATTTGGTAATTCTGAAATGATACATGGTGTGTACCTTAATGGTCAAAAAGATGAAGAAGCTACTAGAGCCTTGAATGATTTTAGAATTAATAATTCAGTAGAATATGATGACTACCCACGATTTGCTTCGTGGCTAAATGAATATGCGCAAGAACAACAAAATGAATTTGGTGATATATTTGACTATGATATTAATGCTACAACTCAAAGAAATGTAGACACAGATATTGATAACCCCACTGGCACAGAACCTATGGGTATGAAATATTCAGGTGCTGCCCCTGATTATCTAGATGACTTTTATGCAATGACCTTATCATTTACAGACCCTGATAAGATAGCAGAAAAAGCAGAACCAGGTGGTGTGCGAATTCGAGGGGGTAGACACTTTGGTGATGATGAATTTGTACACATAAGATTTGGTACACATAGTACAGGTGTTGGCCCTAATGCAAAGAACCTTGGTGTAATATTTGAAATACAAAGTGATGTAGCACAACAACATAGCAAACAGTTGCGTACTAAAAAAAGGGTAGATGAATACAACGCTGCCAATGTTCAATATAAAAATGCAATAATGGATGGCACTTATAAAGACCCACTAATTAAAGTGCTGTTTAATAATCAAGCTACAGCTGACGTGCCTGAAACAATGTTTGATATAACAAGCATGTTATCACTTGATGAACCACAGTTTAGTCAATTCTTAACTGCTTTTGTTACTGGTAATATTAATGGCTCAGGGCCTTTCCTTGCTAGAACTTTAGTAGAAACAGCAATAAAAAAGAAACACAATTTCTTAGAACCTGCAACACCAGGTATAGATGATGTTCGTGCAAAGAATCAATACTACATGCAATATTTTGATGATAGGTTTGAAACCACCCACTCTGTAACTAGGGATAATTTGCATGATGCATTACAAGATAATGTAGATGAATTCTATAACTTACTGCCTGATAGTGTACAGAAGCTAAGTATGGATGAATATATGGATATTACGAAGTCACAAGTATTTCGTATAGATGGTAAAAAATTTAGTGAAATACCTGTTAGGGATAGGGCAAAGGTAGGTGATTACATTATACAATATTATAGAAAAAATGGTGAATTGCCGCCACAAGTAAAATTACAATTAAATCCATCACAAGAACAAGACCCTAAAATATATCTAGAAAATGTATTAACTGGCACAGAGCTTTTGTATAGGGATTATTTTTTAAAAGCTTTTGAAAGTGCTGATAATTCCCACCCATACAAACGCACTGTAATAGATGATTGGAATGACGTTATAAGCACAGATGATGTCTATGCATTTGCTTACCTAAAACCAACGCTAGAACTAATGAAGGTAAAAAATAATATTCATAAAGAAGTTTCTGAAGAAAGCATATATGCATTAGCAAAAGGTGAACCAATTTATCAAGAAGAACCTTTTATAAACAATGTAGAAAAGGCAAGTACAGCAGCTCTTAAAAGGGGTTTATATGAAATAGTAATGAATGACCCTGATGAAAAACTTACACACCTTGTCTTACCTACATTAGATTATGCAAGAACAATTCCTATGATTAATCTAAAACCAACATTTACTTTTTATGATAAAGGTCTGCCAAAAGTATTACAAAAAACTATAGGTGAAAAGGGTGAGTTAGTACCAGCCAATGAAGTATTCGATAGTGACAATGCACAATTTAGTCAAAGTGAAGCAAATAGTGAAAGGGTCAAAGTAAGAATCATTGAGCTTACACCAGAGCTTAGAGCCAGAATCAAAAAAGGTTTTGCATTGTTTAGTGCATTACCTGCTGCATTGATGGGTAAAGAAATAATAACAAATAACCAAGGACAAGATGATGGCAATTCCACCTAATGATGAAGTAGATAATTTAAATACTACTAAGGATTTAGTTGATGAACAGGTTATAGAAGAAAAGCCTGTGCAAGTTGCTATGGCTAATAATGTAGGAAGAAAAGTAAGTAAGACTGTTATTGATGGCGCAAAGAAACTTATTGATGATTACACAGAAACAGAAGGTAAAAAGAAAGGTGAAATAAGACAACCAGATATTTTAGAAGGTGAAGCTCTTAAAAAACAAAAACAAAAACAATTAGAAGATGCACAAAAAAAAGAAGACAACATTAAGAAGATGCAAGAAGGTGGTATTGAATCACCACTAATTAATGTTGAAGAATCTGGTAAGGTTTACATTAGACCTGCAACCCAAGATGAATTAAAAAAATTAGAAATATATTCTAAAGATGTATCACTACAAAATACATTTAAAACATCACAACCATTAAAGAATAATAAAACAAAGTATAGTTCTGATAAGGGTGATGTAGTTGTACCTAATCTAAAAAATATTAAAACAGGTGGGGGTAAAGATGCAGATGCTGCCTTACGTGAAATTATATCTGCAACATATATGCATTACAAAGACATAACTACTGCATCAGGTCAAAGGCTTATAAGAATTGGTGAACGTGGTTTTTCAGATATAATTAAAGATGCAAATATGATTGGTAGTGCAGATGCATTGCTAATGTTATTACAAAGAACACCTGGTGAAAGACCTTTTACAGATGCAGAATTTTTAGCTGCTAGAAGAACAGTTGTTGCCTTACAGCTAGAAGCAGAACGTCTTATCAAAAAGGCTAGAAAAACAGGTTCTGTTGTAGACAAAGCAAAAGCAGCTCAAGCCATAAGTCTTGAAGGTTATGCATCTATAATGTTGTTTAGTGCTCAAGAAGATGCAGCACGTGGTTTAGCAGCAATGAGAATCACAGCATCACCAAGTAAGGCTAGAATAAGTGCTATTAACCAGGTCTTTGAACAATCAGGTGTTATGCTTGGTTCTGGCAACATAACTCAAAACAATCTTATTGATTATTTAGAAGCATATGGTGGTGAAGAAGCAATTGATAATCTTTTATATTTCTATGAAAGAGCACCTAATGATAGAACAAGACATGAGTTTGCAAAACGTTCTGTAATGCGTAGGTATCTGCTAGACCCAATGGCAGAAATATATCAATCAGCTTTATTGTCAAATCCCATAACACATTCATTTAACATTGTAGGACAATTTGCAATGTTACAATTACAACCATTTGAAAAGCTTTTAGAAGGTAAACCTAAAGAAGCTTATGCAATGTTTATGGGTCAATTTAAATATATGATGCAGGCATTTACCGCAGGTAAATACGCACTTATACATGAAAGAACTTTAACTGATGGTGCTACAAAACTTGATATGGATATGAAAGCCATAAGCTCTGAAGCCTTTGGCATAGATAGGGATGCTAGTACATTTAATAATGTTACAGGTATGGCTATAGATGGCTTTGGTGCAATGATGCGTATGCAAGGCTATAGACCACTTGTGGCTATGGATGAAGTATTTAAGGTAATGGCAAGAGGTATGAAGATAGAAGAACTTGCTGTAACTGCAAAAATTAATTCATTAAAACAAAGTAAAGCAGCAGGCATACCAGATGAAAAGGCACAAACACTTGCCACAGCTGCTTATATAAAAGCTTTACACAGTAATAGTACATTTGATGAAGCAGTACAGTTTGGTAAGTATGTCACATTCCAAAATGATTTACCTGCATTCTTTAGGGATTTCCAAGGTTTTATTAATCATCCTATTATGAAAATATGGATGCCTTTTTATAAAACACCTACCAACATATTTCTTAGAATTACAGAAAGAACACCATTTGGAATAATGATGCCTAGTAATTTTAAGGCTGTCTTTATGGGTGGGTCTGGTGATGAAAAGCGTGCTGTTATGTCTAAGATAATTAGTGGTCAACTAATTGGCACAGGTTTAATGGCTGTTGGTTCTGGTATATTTGGCGATAGTATAGCAATAACAGGCTACGGCCCTAGAACAAAAAAGGAAAGAGCTAACTGGCTTGAAACACATGAGCCTTATTCTATAGGTGTTAAGCAAGAAGATGGTGGATATAAGTGGATAAGCTATGCAAGGTATGAACCTATTAGTGGTCTTATAGCCTTTGCTGTAGATACAAAAGATGTAATTTATAATATTGATGACCCTAAGATACATGATGATTTAGTTTTAAATGTTGGCTTGGCTACAACAAACTATGTTTCTGAAACACTACCTATGATTCAATTGGTTGGTGAACTTATGGAACTACAAGGCACACCTTATGCAGATTCAGATAGTAAGTTTGAAAGAGTACAACAGATATTAGCAAAACAGGCAGTTAGTGCAGGTGTTATAATAAAAGACCAAGTAACTTCTGTTGGTATGTATGGTCAAGGTATGAAAGGCTTGTTTGAAAGAACAGGTGAACCAGTAGAAGGTACAGGCGGCGGCACAAACCCTAGTCTTACTAAACCAAGTGACATAAAAGAAATTTATCCTAATGTGCCAGGGCTTAACAAACTTGATAATCTAATTATTGGTGGATATGAAGCGTTAGAAAAAGCTTGTGCTAGAACACCTGGTTGCAGTGAAACACAGCCTGTTAACACAAATAGATGGGGTGAAGTTGTACCACAAACCACTGGTACATTTTGGAACTATTGGTCACCATTTAAAGTTATAAAGAAACCTGCTGCTAATGTTGTAAATAAAGAATTAGCTTTTTTGCAAACAGGTCTTACAAGGTTGTCTGACCAAATAGACCCAGGAATTAAATTAGATTCTTTTGCTTTTGCAGATTACAAACAATATTACAATGACCCTGCATCTTCAGAATATGCAAAGAAATTGTTTGGACAAGATGTTGTTGGTGCTGTTAAACCACCGCCACCAATCCTAGAAACCTTTGCAGAATTATTTCAATCAGACCAATACTTGTATGAGCCTAGCCCACAAGGTGGTTTTATAACAGATGCAGAAGGTAATAAAATACCATCATCTAGGGGTCATAAGATAAGGGAAATTAAAAAGGTTGATGCTTTGTATAAGATATATGCAAAGAAACTAACCTATGTAAAACACCCACAATATGGTGCATTGAAAGATGAATTTGACTTACATCAAAAACTAACAGGTGAAAAACCAAACAATCCTATACCACCAACTGATAACAGTGTTATGCAAAAAATAGAACTAATGAAAAGGAATCAAGGGGTAAATTTAAATCAAAGTGATATTGAAAGGGCTTTAGGCAGTGGCGAATAACAATAAAAAAAAATATACAATGTCAAGTAAAAATGGTATATCTAGTAGCGGAGTAAATAAAAATGGCTACATTTAGTCTTACAGATACTATAAGGCGTGCCAACGGAACGGGTAATGGAAACAATGTAGATTTTAGTTTTTCATTTCAAGTCAACAGCACGAGTGATATAGAAGTCTATGTTGATGATGTAAAGAAAACATTCAGCCAAGACTATACTATTGTCAATAGCACAGGTGCAGCAGGATTAAATACAAATGGTACTGGCGTAGTACGATTTACCACAGCACCTGCTAACAATACAACTGTATCTGTTCTAAGTAACCTACCATTATCTAGGTCTAACAACTATCAAGCAGGCGGTTCAATAACTGCTGTATCATTGGAAGATGACTTTGATACAACATTTATGAAGCTCGGTGATAATGCTGAAAAAATACAAAGAGTATTAAAAGCACCCCCGTCAGAATCAACCACAGCTGATTTAACAATACCAAATGCTACAACTAGAGCTAATAAAAATTTATCTTTTGATGCTAATGGTGAGCCAACAGTAAGTAGCAGTGCAATAAGTTCTGCTAGTGTAAGTTCTACAACAACAGGTTCACCAGGGAGTAATGCACAAGCATCTGCTGCTTTTAATTCTACTACAGGTAATGTTGACTTTACATTCACAATACCTAGTGGTGCTCAGGGTGCAGCAGGTAATGATGGTGTATTTAATGCAATTGCTTCACAAACAGAAGCAGAAGCAGGTACAGAAAACACTAAAGGTATGACACCTTTACGGGTAGCACAGGCTATTAACACACAGGTTTCGGGTGTTACAGCTGTAGCATCAAAGTTCTTTGGGGTAAAAACAACAACAGATTCTGTTGGACGCACAATTTTACAACAAGAACATACCTTAGTAGGTGGGTCAGAAAACTTAAAGATAAGTGATTATGACACATACTTTTTTGCAACAGGTTCAGTAGGCTTGACACTAAGGGCAAGTGATGGACATTTATTAATTGATTTACCATAAGGGGGTATATGTATGGCAACCGTTGATTTAGGAAAAATTAAGTTTCACTGGCGTGGGGCGTTTAGTAATTCCAATACTTATGAAGCAGATGATGTGGTTTCACACGCTGGTTCTTCTTGGATTTATGTTAACACAACTAGCAAAACAGGAACAAATGCAGGAGCTCCAAGCAATAGTAACACTACACATTGGAACTTGATGGCAGATGGTACACTACCATTAACAACAGCGGGTGACTTACTTAGCCATGATGGTAACAATGCTATTAGAGTACCTGTAGGTAATGTTGGTTCTGCTGTAAAGGTTACAAGTGCAAACACATTAGGCTTTGGAACTGTTGGTGGATTTGAAGGACAAGACATTCTATCAACTAATATACCCTTATATGCTAACTCTAACAACAGTACCCTTGGTGGCACTGATGGTAAGTACCCCTGGTTAGCTCGATACAATGGTAAGTCTGGTGCAAATGCAGATTGGATTCCACAAGATGGAATGATTAATGGTAGATGTGGCCCTGTCAAAAGAGACACAGACCAAATGATTTGTACAACATCTTCAGCACATTGGCTTAATAGCAAACACGAACCTATGACCGCAGGCTATATGCACCCTGGTTTAGGCTCAGGAACTAATGCTGTTTCATTTGAAATGAGTCACCATTATGCACAGCTATCAATGGAATTTGGTGGTATGGCTGCAGACGAATACTTTGTAAGACAATGGTTCAACACACATTCTACTGTCTTACTTACTAACAAAGGCAACATATGGGTCGGGGGCGAAAACGGCTCGGGCCAGTTGGGCTTAGGCGATACAGTTGATAGATTCCAATTAGTTAGAAACCCTTACTTTGGCCCTGATGCTACAACAAATTCTGTTTCTATGGAAGTTAGTTGTGTTGCAACTAATGATGCTAAAGGTTACCAGGGAATGGGTAACACACATTACTTTTGTATTACACACAATGGTGATGTCTATGCATTTGGTTGGGGAGGCAGTGGCTCACATGGGTTAGGCAACACAAACAATGCTACTACCCCTACAAAAATTTCTGGCTTATCAAACATTGTACAAATATCTGCAGGATATAATGATACTATGTTTGTAGATAGTAATGGTAATGCTTATCACACAGGTTCTAATACTAATAGTATATCATCACTAGGTGCAGCAAGAACTTCACCAGCACAAATGACAGCTGTTACAAACTGTGCTCAAATACTTTGTAACAATACTTACTATTATAATGGTAATATTAATGCTAATGCGTATTACATTGACACATCAGGAAACCTATATGGAATTGGACTAGCATCCAATGGTGCATTGGGCCAAGGAAACACAACTGCACAATCAGCTTGGGTTCAAATAGGTGGTTCAGAAAATTATGCTGCAATACAAGTATGTGGCAATGCGTCAACTACAAGTGTAGTAGCTTGGAAGGGCAACCCTTCAGGTGTTGATGGCCCAGGTGATATGTACACCTACACCATTGCATCTAGGACAGGTATGTCATTTAACGTTTTTGGCTACAACGGTCACGGACAATTGATGCAAGGCAACACGACTGCTAACAGTGCAGTGCTTGACCCACAAACAACTACCTTTGGAAGTAATAGGCTTAAAACAGTTACATCATCTGCTGATGGTGTGATTCAAACTAACAATGTATTGTTTCCTAGAAACGAAATGATAGCTTGTTTCCCATTTAGAACCAGTGGATATAATGCACCTGGTTGGTGGGGATTAGATAAGCAAGGGCGTCTATGGATATGGGGTTATATGTCAGCACCATATGACTACCAAGCTAACACAAGTGCAGTAAGTTTTACTAATGCATACATGTACCCAAGTGGTAACCAACATACATTGACAGGGCAATCCTCTTGGTGGTTAGGTTCTGATGATATTAGGTTTGAAGATATATATTCCATAGGTCATTACTACTCAGGTTACTGGACACACTTTGCTAGGTTTAGTGACAATTCATTGTGGGGTATTGGCAACAACTATTATTATCAACACGGAACCAATACTAATACAAACTTTAGGTTCTGGCATAAGATTAACCCATAAGGAGTGATAATGGCTAATAACATTACAAGAAAATTATATAAGACTACGCTTACAAAAGATAAGATAGTCCATCCACAAACCCTACCCTCGCAACCAGGAGCTGGTAAAGATGAAGGTTATGTCAGCCCTGTAACTTGGCACTTTATAGATGATAAGGTTTATGCAACCTTTTGGGCTGAGTACCTATCTGCCTACAATGCAAAGAACAATAATAAGTTTGTTCTTGCAGATGATGCCGCAGTTAAAGCTGTTCAAGATAATTATGCTGCTGTTATTAGGGATGAAAAGAACAATGCAGTAAAAGAAAAGTACAATGAATCTGAACTTGCTGTTCCAACAGATGCAATCAAAACAGACATTGCAGCAATTCAAAAAGAAATAGATGACAAGTGGTCTGAAGTTTGGAATGTCAGCTAATGCCGAAAGCTACTTTGATGGATGATATAAAGACGAGCTTGGCTAGGCTAGAAGAAAAGGTTGAGCACATACAAAAGGTATCTGTTGAAAACCAGCTAGAAATCAAATCATTGCGTACACAAATAGCAATGGGTAAGGGTGGGCTCAAAGTTTTATTATGGCTAGGTGGCATAATAGGAACTGTCTTTGCACTGCTGCAAGGATGGATTAATTTTAAAGGAGGATAGATGGCACATTTATATGATTTGAATCCACATCTAAAACCAAAGAAACTAAAAAAATCCACAGCAAAAAATACTACAGATGATTCACTACCATCTGATGTTGAACCCAAGAATGATAAGCCAAAGAGGGGAAGACCTTCTAAGGTAAAAGCTGGATAATGTTAAGTGTTAGAATATGTAGCAGCAGCAAATGCCGCATTTGGAATTATAAAGAAGGCAATCGAAAATGGTAAAGAACTACACACTTGTGCTAAACAGATTGCTACCTTTACACATGCTACAGATAATCTTAGAGCCGCTAAAGATAAGAAGAAGAACAGCATCTTTACTAAGTTCACTGGCAAAGAAGACCATGACCTTGAAGAATTTATGGCACTGGAAGAGCTACGTGAAAAAGAAGAAGAACTAAAAAGAATGATGATTTACTTAGGCAGACCAGGGTTACATAGTGATTGGGTTCGCTTTCAAGTAGAAGCACGTAAGCGTAGGCAACAAGCTGAAAAAGATAGAGCACAAAAGATTGCCAAGCTACAAGAAGATTTACTTACATACTTTCTAATATTCCTAGGTATAGGCGTGGGCGTGGCTGTGCTTGTGCTAGGTATAATGTTTTATCAAAGGTCAAGTTAATGGCAAGTCTACAAAAAAAATTACAAACAGATTCTAAATTTAATGAGCTTGATTTAAATAAGGATGGTGTAGTTTCAGACGTTGAAATGCAAACAGCAGAACTACAACATGACCTTAGAAAACAAAGGGCGCAAAGAAGGATGGCAACTGCATCACTAATAGGTATGGGTGTATTTACTGCTGCTTGTTTCTTTGTAAGTACAGAACGTGTAGAAGCGTTGGCAGGGATTAGTAATCTTTTCTACATTGCAGGCACTGGTATTGTTGGTGCGTATATGGGGAGTGCAGCAATAATGCATGGTAAGAAATGATATTAACTACAAAAATTTTTAGGGGGTAAAATGCTCACATCTTTAATAGGCCCAGCAACAAAATTGCTAGGTAAGTTTATAGAAGACAAAGACCAAAAGAATAGATTGGCTCATGAGATTGCGACTATGGCAGAAAAACATGGGCAGCAAATAGCATTGCAACAGATAGAAGTATTGAAAGCTGATGCCAAAGGAAACTGGTTTCAAAGTTCCTGGCGTCCATTGATTGGATGGATATGCGGGCTATCAATGGGAATCAACTATATGGTATCGCCTATTATGGCAGGCTTTGGAGTTACTATACCACAAGCTGATATGTCTGTAATGATGCCGTTGATGTTCGGAATGCTAGGCATTTCGGGAATGCGGAGCTATGACAAGTACAAAGGCACCGATAGTAAGAAGATAAATAAATAAGAAAGGAGGCAGCTATGCCAATGGGTCCAGGAACTTATGGTTCAAAGGTAGGTAGACCTAAGAAAAAACTTACCAAGAAAGCAGGGTCAAAAGCTTTGCAAAAAAAAATGAAAGAAAAATATGGTAAAAAGAAAGGGGGCTAAGGATGGCTAAGAAAGGTTTGTATTATAATATCCACGCCAAGCGTAAACGAATTGCAAAGGGTAGTGGTGAAAAGATGCGTAAGCCTGGTGACGAAGGTGCGCCTACTCAACAAGCTTTTGTTGATTCTGCCAAGACTGCTAAGTCTACACTTCGTAAGAAGATGAAGAAGAAGTATGGCAAGAAAGCGACAGCATAATGGACCACATAGACCACGATAGATTCTTTGCCGCAATCACTAGGGATGAAGGTTGTGTTATAGAAAATGGTAGGCACGTTGCATACCAAGACCACCTAGGATATTGGACAATAGGTTATGGAAAACTTATTGACAAGCAAGTTCCAGGTGGTGGGCTAACAGAAAATGAAGCAGTGTTTTTATTAAAGAATACAGTACAAGATATGTGGAATGAATTAGAACAAAGCTTACCTTGGATAAAAGAAAAGCCTATCATAGTACAAGAACAAATACTTAATATGGTTTATAATCTTGGGTTGCCTAACCTTCTAAAGTTTCAGAATATGTTGGCTGCATTAGAAAACAATGACGGAACAACGGCGGCGGATGAAGCCTTGAATAGTAAATGGGCTCGCCAAGTTGGTCAGCGAGCCCAAAGAATTGCAGATATATTTAGGGCCGAACTCTAAACATACCTACATTTTCTAGATGGTCTAGCAGATACTTTGCATAGTCAGTAAAGAATCCTTTACCTTCAAATACAAATGTATCTTTGCCGTGAGCTTTTGCCTTGTCATATTCTTCACGAAATTTTTTGGCAAGTTCAGGTGTGAAAACTATTTCTTCTTCCTTTGCCATTACAAAACTTCCAAGCCACGTGGTATATGTTTACCTTTACGAATCCATCCCCTGGATTCCAACCTATCTAGTGTAAGCTTAACAGCAGATGAAGCAGATACCTTGGTGATTACTTGTTCACCTTCTATCTTACCTTCTGCTATTTCACGCATACTAGGGTACACACCATACTCTTTATGATATGCAACAAGGAATCTATATATATCAGATTGCCTTGGTGTTAGTCCTTGCTTACTCATTTTGACCTGCACTTTCTGCACCAATCAACCTTGTAAGTTTACCACGTAGTTCCCTAAGTTCATCACCAGCCGCACCAAAAGAATCTAACATCTTAACATTTTCTTCTTCTAGTTTTTTAAGGTTGGTCATCTTTTCCCTACCAGGTAGTTTACCTTCCTTCACCATAGACATAAGCTTCCTATATCTGTTGACCCACTTGTCACGAGTGTCAAAATATTCTGGCTCACACATAGGAATATGTAGAACAAATCCCTTTGTTCTATCATTGTTATCCACTTGCTCTGTAGGTGACACAACAACTTCACCTTCGGTCAACTGCTCACCATCATTGCTGGTCGTAGGATTGTCTTGTGTAGGCTCTACTTCTTTTGCTACTGAATCTATCACATTGTTTATTTCAGGTGTGTCTTCGCCCTTCTTATGGGGTTTCTTGTCATCCCTTGGTGTGTCATTAGCTTCTTCAGTAGTAATCATTCCCTTCATTGCATCTGGGAATGCATCCCTTATGGCAAAACCACGGGCTCGCATCTGTAACATACGATTAGGGTAAGATGTCCAAGGCCCTTTCCTTCCCCACAAGCCTGCCTTCTTTGCCATATCAATACTAAATTCCCTACGGGTTTCTTGTATGTCATCACCAACTTTTCTTTTGACAACGCATACAGCTGTTTCACCTTCAAAGAATTCTTGCACACCCGCAAACTTTGGGTGTGATGTTATCAATGCTAGTGCAGAATCACCCCACACTGTAGCACGCCCATTGATTACAGAAATATTTTGTAGGGCCTGCATAGGTGCAAGACCTACTTCACTTCCCCATTGCACAGCTACTACTATGTTGTTGGGTCTACCTTGATAGTCATTAGGAACAAGACCTGACTTAGACATAGCATTAGCAAACTCAAGAAGCTGGTCCATATTTTCTGGATTAATTATCTGTGTTGATTTGCTCATCACTTTTCCTTTCCTTTATTTTAAAAGAATGTGATTGATATGTTTCCCCTGTATCAACCATCTTCTTTTTATGTTTAGTTATATCTTCACTCACAATATTAAATAGATTTGTGCTGCCACGTTTGACACTAAGATGATTCATTACACTAACAATCTTACCTTTGATTTCAGATTGTGTTTTCTTTTGTGCATTGATTTCTTTTGTGACCTGGTTGTAGTTAGTACAAAGTTCATCAAGATTGTGATTGGTTTTGTTAAGCATAGTAGTTAGGTCAACTGAGTCAGTGTTGTCATTGATAGAAGAATCATCTTCATCATAGTTCACACCTTCTTCAATCTTATCCCAGAATTCATTAACAGCTTTAATGATTTGTTCTACTAGCTGTGGGTCATACAAGACAGGATAATGTTTGGTGTTCATTGTTTGGTCAAACACACTAATGATTGCTTGATGCACATCACTACAAAACATTTGTCCTTGCACTTGTAGAATCCATTCAAGGTGGGGAAAACCTTGGTGGTTTTTATCACTCTTTATTTCATGAATAACATTACCAAAGTAATCTATGGTAGTATCTTCATAGGTGATTGGTAGTACCCCATCTTCTACTTGTAAGATGTAATCAATTGATGCACCAAGTTTTACTTCAGGTTTTCTGAAAGCTTCCTTTGGAATCCATTGTTCCATCTTAGCATCTGACAAGGTTCTAAAGTTATACATAGCAAGTTGAGCTATTGCAGGTTCAAGGATGTTACCCCTTGCCATAGCATAGGTTTCTTTTCTAGGTAGTTGTTCAACACCTTTACTAGCTTTGAACTGTTCATCCCATAAAGAACGCCTAGTGTTTTGGAAATGCTTACCTAGTATTAAAGTTGGTAAGGCACTGCACCCTAACTCTTTGCCATCTAGTGTTAACTTTGGCATTACATTTTCCTTTCTATATAATAGTTTGGGTTTGTGTTTTGTTCATAGCAATGGTCATCCAAGGCACACAAAAACCATATGGACACCCACAAAAAAAACATAAAGGCAATGGCAAGGATGCCACCGCCTATGTAATACAAGATTGTTTTAATAACCTTCACCCCCTTTCATTGTTAAAATTTTTTAAGCTGCTTCAAGTATTATCTTTACTTGCATAGCATTAAAGTCTTTACCCCTTATGGTCTTCACACCCCTATGGTTTAGTTCCTTTGCTATACCCCTAAGTGATAGACCTTCATCCTTTAGCCTTTGCACTAAAGGTAAGTGTGTATCTTTAAACAAATCACCATTAGCTTTTCTTGTAGCCAAACCTTTCTTTGACATTTCTTTCTTACAAGTTGGTGAACCTAATGATGTTATCTTCTTGCCATCCCTTGTGATGTAGAAACCATTGCTTTCTATTTCTTTTCTAATCATAGACAAAGCACTCTTGGTTCTTTCACTAATCAAATATCTTTCAATGCTACCTACACCTACAAGTATGGGTGTGGTCATAGGGTTTAGTGGACAACCTATTACTTCCACATCTATCTTACCCTTTTGTATTTCTTCTTCATAAAAATTTAGAATGTCACTTGCATTCCTACCCAATCTATCTAGGTGTGTGCATACAAGCCTTGCCTTTTCTTTCTTACAAGTAGCAATAGCTTGTTGGAAGGTAGGTCTAAGTTCCCTTGGTAGTGTTCCACTTACACCATCTTCAATAAAAAAATCTTTTACATTTGGATAATATTCTTTTATCTTTTGTATCTGATGTGATACATCTTGCTTGTTGGTACTTCCCCTAACCAACCCATAAGTAATTTGATTCATAACTTTCCTTTCCATACAAAAAGGGTGGCACTTAGCCACCCTTCTTTGCATCCTATTTCTTGAAGTTGTTAAGTTCCCTAAATTGTTTTGCTGTAAGAACTTGTTCAACTTCTTCCACATCTTGAATGTAATGTGG